AAGGGTACTTCGTCACAATAGGCTCTGGTGCCTTTCCGGCCGCCTGACAGCCGGTGTAAGAACGGGAAGAGCGATTCGATTGATGTTTGATCGATCTCCCACAGCGACCAGCCAATATTTTTTGCCAGGCTGATTTCCAGGTCGATCATCAGTTCCACCAGGTCTGTCTCCTGTATATTTTTTCCGGGTTCTACCCCGGAGGCGTAGGGTTTGCCGCGCGGTTCCAGGTATTGGCTTTGGCCATGATCGTATTCAGTACCGTGATCATTTCGCCAGGTTCGGCGCCCTTATTGATCTCATCGATGGAGAACCGCTCGCCAAAAGCCATCACGATCAAACCTGCGACCGCGTCCATGTCTTCCTCGGTTGGGTTGTCCTCGTTGAAATTCTTAGCAACTCTCAGCGCAACTTTCAGCACACCCCAGGGCACGATCATCTGGGAAAATTCCTTGTATTCCCCTTCCGGGTTGTATAAACGGATCTTCAGCGGTGTTGGTTTCTGTTCGTCCATTTGACCTCTTTTACTCCCGTTACCCTCTCCGGTCCCCTCTCCAGTCTGAAAGACTGGGGAGGGTTAGGGAGGGATATAGGGGATGAAAATCTGAGGGCCGCAGTGAAGCGGGTATTACGCAGTTCCGAAGTTGACCGCGCCGTTCAGCGTTTGACCGTAAATGTCGGTCACACCGTAGGCCACGATGTAGGTGCTGGCGGCGTCCAGACTTGCATCCGGATTGACCGTCATGATCTTCGATGTGGCATCCAGACTATTGGTGCAGGCGACTGCACCGCCGTCTGCCTTGACCACGACCACATTCGCGATCGCATCTGCCGGCAGCGCGTTGTTGAAGGTCAGGGTGATGGTCTTGGTGACCGCCACAGCTGCAGCGCCGTCAGCAGGATCGCTGGAGGAAAGCGCCAGAGCAGACGGAGCAACTACGCCCGGAACCTGTACCAGGGTGAACCAGCCGGTTGCCGAGAAATTGGTGGTGTCTTCATCGCCCCAGACCCGTTTGACTGAGTCGGTGATGGAGCCACCCAGATCCCACTGGTGGACCGGCTTGATGGCCTTGATGTTCAGCTCACGGGTTTTGAAATCCGGGGTGTCGGTCTGGGTGGAGGCTTCTTCAGCTGGAACGCTGAATTTGACCTTCATGAACCAGTAGTACCGGTACTTCCCGTTGGATTTCTTAGAGCGGAAACCAAAGGCATAATAGCTCGGGGTCGACTCGCGCTCATAAACGCGGCCGGTGGTGGTGTCGAACTTCTGTCCGGTGATCTCAGCGTACCGTTCTGCCGGCAGGTTGGTGATAGTGGCCACGATATCGGTCTCGCCAACCGAGCTCATGGTGTCGTATGCCTGGTTATCGGCATACTGAGTCTCCGCGTTGGAGACCGGTGTTTGCTTCAGATCAGCAGCTGGCGCCAGCCACACAGGGGTATCGGTCACATAGCCGGCCGCGTCATCCTGAGTGATCTTGGCGATGTAGAGCTGATCGATGCCAACAACGCTTTTATATTCATCTTGTTGAATTGTCATCGTTACTCCTTAATCGTCATGAAATCTAGTGCATACCCAAAATGACGGGTCTGCTGGTTGTAGGGTAATTCGCGCTGCGGTCCGGCAAAGAATCCGGCCGCAACCATCGCGCCTTGAATGTCTGGCATTCCTGCCAGCCCGGCGCGGTTGTAATACGTGACCTGCACGTTTTGCGTGCGTTCTTTTTCAACATTATCCGCATGCTGAGCCGCGGGGGAAGCCACCACAAAAAATACCAGGTAAACATCCGGCAGCTGGTTGGATCCATTCAACAGCATGACCGATTCAGCCAGGGGCAGATTCAGCGGTGTCAACGCAGTTACAACCCGTTCCCAGATCGTCATAGCGTGCCGTCCTGGACCAGGCTGTCTTTCATAGCCTTTTTGATCTTTCCAGCGTCCTCTGACATCGCCGGACGGATGTACGGCTGAGCGGGCATCGATGCCGTCCCGTATTCCTGGGCGTTGCCATAACGGGCTGTCTCAGCGTCGGCATGCAGGACCCCAACCTCTACATACGAGAAGTTCCCATCGCGTTTGATTTCGCTCACCTCGATGTGCTCCTCCAGGTTGTGGGTATCTTTTGCCACACGCCTTTCCATACCTTCCTTGGCCACTTCTGCCCCGGCCTGCAGCGCCTTTCCGATGGATTGATCCACGTCAGCGCCGGCTAGAGCCAGTTTCTCCAGGTATTCAGCAAAGCCCTTGGTCTCGATCTTGGCTCGGGTCGTCATCCTGCCCTCATCCGTTTCACTTTAAGCTCGAGCAGCTCGCCGTATTCGCGGATATTGTCCATTGAGACGATCTCAAACCAGCTGGTCCCAGCGTCTTTGCTGATAAACCAGGTGGCATTGAGTCCCGTCCGATTCCGGATGGTGACCGTGGCCGCCTCTAGCACGCCCTCAGCGTTCGCCGCCCACACTTCCGGACCGTGAAGGTTTACCCACTTGGCCAGAACACTCACCTGGTTGGCGGTGTCTGGGGCCCGGCTCTGAAATCCGCCCGTTCCCGTGGCAACAGTTGCCGGCGCCAGCAAAACCGGCGTTCGCAGCTCACCCGGGTTGAACGGTTTATCATTTATTTTCATAGTTCACCTGGAGTGACCATGAACGCCCGGAACCACTTGGTAGAGAGATCGCTGCCGCTGATTTGTTGGATCTGATCATCGACCGTGATCACGGTTTCAAACGAGCTGGCCTGGTCTCCGGAGAGACCGATCAACCCGATCACCGATGTCACTGAATCCCCGATCGTTACACCCGGCATCACGCACCCGCCGGCGCCATTGCGCCCCAGAAATTCCCGGTAGCTCAGCGCCAGGGCCTCCAGCTGCACCAGCACAGCCTGCAGCCCAAAATTCAGGCTGGTCAACCCGCTGGCGGTCATGGCCGGATTCTCGTACCATTGCACCAGCAGCATCTGAGCCGCGGCTTTGGCCTCTGAGCGAATCGATGTATCCGCCGCCCAGTCATGTCCAGTAGCCTGTTTAAGGTAGGAGTCCACCAGCGGCAAAAGTTGCACCATCGCGGCATCGGTTGATGTCGTTTTCAGCACGATTGCAGCTTCGCTTGCAGTTAAGATGTTTGCCACTGGTGGACCTCCAAAATTACGATTAACCTAACAGGATGGCGATGTGCTCGGGTTTGATCGCGTCATAGCCCCAGGCGATGGCGATTTCCCATGCCACCTGGCGGTACTGGCGGTATTCCCGCAGTTCGAAGGCCAGACCGGAAACCGGGTCCACCAGCATGGTGGCATCAGTGGCAGCGTCTCCGCCTTCCGGAACAGCCGGAGCGCGGGTGGCCAGCCAGATCGCGTTGCGATGGAAGGCTAGATTCGGGGTGTAACTGTTGCCAACAGCCAATGGGTCATTGTTCACCCAGTCGACTTTGTTGCCGGGATTGGCCAGCACGAGATCAACATCCAATCCGGTTCCGCCGGTCACCCCGGTTTTTACGACGTATTTATTGGTGTCCCGGCTCGTCTTGGTATTGGTCAAGATGTCGCCGGCCAGGATCGTCCCGAGACCAGTATCGGCGTGGATCGCGGTGCTGCCGGCCGCGTAACCGGCCGTCAGGTCAACCAAAAATCCCGTACCGGTACCTTTGGTATGCAGGGTCAGCCCGCCGCTGTGGTGGATATCGAACCCGCCCATCTGGTCCAGGATGCCGCGTTTCAGCAGGTCCGGCCCGCTGTTCAACAGGTTGGCCTGTTTGGCCCGCAGGTTATTGATCGCCGCGTGATTCAACACCAGGTGCCGATCGGTGATCGGGCAGCCGTTTTCATCCAGGATTCGCGCCACACCGGCCGAATCGCTCATATCCGCGGCCGTTGCGAAGGGGGCGGTTCCAGCGGTGCCGTAAGCGCGGGAGGCTTTTTGCTTGGCCACGGTCGCCAGATCGACCTCGATCAGGTTGACCAGTGTGCGAAAACACTGCGCCATAACGTCCCGCATGAAAGTGGATTTCGCCGAAGTCTTCCCGAGGCCCTTGTCCTGCTCGCCAGTCAGGTAGAACGGCACGGCGTAGCTTTTGGAGATGGTCACCGTGGTGCCAGGGGCTGCGGTGTCAACCGTTGTCGGACCGGTTGACGCGGGAGTCGTGGCAACTGCCGACCGGGCAGCGACTACCGGGAAGACGATCGACTGGCCGACTGCCGCCTGTTCGGCGGATGAATCGCGGTTCACAGCCGGGATCATCCCGACCATCTCTCGCGATACGATGTCCAGCGCTTCTACA